AATATAGACTTCGTCGTTGTCTACAAAAGACTTACCAGCTAAACCAACAGACTTTAAGAAGCTAGCATCTGTGCCAACTGTTCCAGATAGAGTTATTGAGTTATAAAGAACTTGATGATTATAAGTCGCACCTGCCGTGTATTCCCAAAATACCCATGCTTTATCAGCTACAACACTCATAGTCATGTTGACTTGGTTTGTAATGTTACCAGCAACAATAGTAGTAGCTAGAACAGGTGATAGTGTATATGAGTAAACCGATGCTCTAGTATGAGCTTGTGTTCTATAAGCAATCCAACAGTTCTGACCTGCATCTGAAGCGATTGCAATAGCATGGATCTCTGTCTTAACTACTACTTGTATAGGAGTTGCGACTACATAAGAAGCATCCATTGATGTTAGTAGGAGATACGAAGTTGTTGGGTTATAGCAAATAAAGATCTTATCTGCGATAGTTTTGACATCGTAGACTGGATAAGCCGGATCAATAGCACCCGTAATGTTACCTGATGTGTTGATACTATTAGGGTTGTTTACTGCGATGACGTCGTAGTTCAACTGAGTTGTAGCTGAGTCATATGTAAAGATAACCACGAAGCTTTCACCGAATGGAACTACTTTAGGTCTGCTTCCGCTTGCGCGAAGGACTTTGTCGTTGACGATTTTAACTCCAGTTAGCTGATCGACCACTGAATACTTAACTCCACCGTTTGATTCCCATGCGTAGATGGCAAACCCAGAGTTGTAACCTACAATAGGAGTACTGTGGTTCTGTGAATTAATCAAGATCTCAGACTTCTTAGCTACTAAAGATACCATTGGTCCTTTGTCGACCCATGATTCTGTAGAGTTAGAGTAAGTCAATAGTTTTTTAGATGTGTATAGGTTTAGTTCGTTATTCCACTGACCCAATGCTGATCCTTGAGTGATCAAAGAACCATCTTGAGAGTATTTAGGAAGAATAGCATAGCCGTTACGTTTATTCAACGCACCAGCTTTTGTGAAGACTGCATTTTCTAGTTCAAGTAGTTTACCAGGAACTACAAGCTTCTCATCAGACTTAGTGTCTAATCCTTGCCCGAAGTTAACTGCTACTTTATTTTTCATTAAAGCCATTGCTTAATTCCTTTACTCAACATACATTATTTTAACTTTACCACTAGAACCATTGCCACCCATGTTAGCACCAGAACCAGAGTTGGCAACACCAACTGCATCTTCACCTGGCATACCTTGAGATGAATAACCTGTTCTACCACCGAAAGCTGTAACAGCATTAGCTACCCAAGTAATCCCTGCTCTAGGAACCAAAGCCATGTTTGTTCCTGTATAAGGCTTAGAACTGAAAGGTACGAAGGATAGATTGTATGATGTACCTGTATTTCTACGTGGTGCACCTTTCCAAGTAACTCCGCCAAATGAACTATCACCGCCAGCATTACCGACACTTGATGTAACACCAACGCCACCAGCACCGACTACAACTGGATAAGTAGTTCCAGGAACTACTGTTATTAGGACTGGTTGTAAGTTAGTAGCAAGACCACCAGCACCATTTCCGCCAGTATCACCTGCTGCTCCACCACCCTGACCAAATGCTAAAACCTGTGTAATGCCTGATGGACAAACCCAGTTTCCGTCAGCAGTAAAAACTACTTCTTTAAATCTACTTAACATATTAATCCACCCATATGACCCAAAGTTGTCCTTGCGTTCCAGATCCACCAGTACCACCGGCACTAGTTGTTCCTTGTCCGCCTCCGCCTCCACCTGCTCCGTATCCAGAGCCGTTTCCGCCTGATCCGCCTGTTCCGCCGACTGTAGGGTTTCCGCCCGTACCACCAGCTGAACCAATCCAACCAGCCAAGCCAGAAAAACCACCCCACCAAGCTGGACTACCTGCAGTAGTAGGAGCAGGGATAGTAATATGTACGAAACCAGATGAACCATTATTTGCCTGTGAGCTATGACTATATAACTGAACTACGTGCCCTACATCTGCTGTTGGAGGAGATGCATTGCTTGTGTTGTATGGTTGTGCACCCATGAATGAGTGAATAACAGCTGCGTTTGTTGAGTCTACAAAAGTAGTATTCCCACCAGCTCCACCGTTGTGTAAGCTATCGATCGCACCAGCTCCACCATTTCTAGAACCGCCACCAGAACCACCGCCACCAATCGTGACGTTGTAAGTCCTGCCTGGAACTACATTGACTTCGACTAGATATGGAGTTGTTCCCATACCTCCATCGCCGCCACCGACTCCAAGTTGGTTACCACCTGAAATACCACGTCCACCTGCTCCTCCGCCTCCACCACCATGTCCTAGGAGCATGATCTTAGTTATCCCAGAAGGAACAACGAATGTTGAATTTGAAGTATAGTGTCTAGAGTTGAGTTTAGCCATGTTAGTCCATCCAAGAGATTTTTAAGTACTGAGTACCTATCCATCTATAGATACTACCAAACGTATTAGCTGTTCCTAAAGAATAGCTTGAAGTGTTTATAGTAATCGTGTATGATGTATTTGTAACAGTTACAGTCAATGCTGATCCAATAGTATTACCAGACGAATCAACAGGAGTAAGAACTAGAGTGTTGACTCCATTTCTTGGTGTAAAAGTTGTATTAGACGAGATCGTCTGTGATGTTATTTTGCTCATATTAGTTCCTTAAACGAAGAACCAGTTACTCACGCCATCACTTACAATAGTCCATGATCCAAAGTTAGAAGACAATGCACGGTTAGCAGCTAAAGCTTCAATAGTATCTGAACCATCAGGATCAAGTGTGATGTTATTAGTCGCAGCAGTACCAGTAGTATCTTTAATTGTAAAGAAGCGACCTGTAGCTACAGCAGAAGCAGCTGGAAGACTAACTGTAATAGCTGAACCAGTGTTACAAGCTAGAACAACATACGTATCTGAGGCGTTAACTGTTTTGTTAGCTGCTACAGATGTTACTTCAAACGTATTGACAACAGCGTTAACCTTATAGATTGCCCATCCATCTGTACCGTTAGAGATAAGTTGAATCGCTGCAAAGTCACTATCTAGAACAATGTCACCGATAGAGTTATCAATCTTGTTAGCTCCGTTAGGAGTAATTGTAATTGCATTGCTTGATGAAGTTCCGTACTGATCTTTGATGAAGAAGTACCGACCACCACTCACAGCATTAGCTGCTGGTAAGCTGACAGTAATTGGGTTACTGATAGTGTTAGCTAAGATAAAGCTAAATGTGTCTGATGGGTTGATGTTAAGGTCAGTAGTCGTGAGTGTTAGTCCATAACCGATACTAGCTCCAGATGGAACTGATGCTAGAGTTGATCCAGTAGTAATCTGAACTGGTGTTCCTGAAGCGTTGTTATAGTACAAATCTCCATTAACTGAGTAAACGGATCTTACATCTTGTGGGGTTACTAAAGCTGAAGCATTCGTGATTAAGCGAAGACTTCTCGCAGCATTAAGGTTATTAGAACCTAGTGCTAGATCAGCATTGATGTTAAGTCCAGCTGGAGTAACTTTAATACCTTTACCAGTTGAGTGGTCATGGGTATCGATTAGCTCTAAGGCTGTATTGAGTTGAACTGCCCATGCTGGTCCTAGTGTGACCGTTGGCGTAGGTAATGCGAGGTTCATGTTAGGCGTTGCCATTTGTTTCCTTTAGAATATGTACAGGCTAACTGTACAGTCTACACTTGATTTTAGTTTAATAAATGAGTTGTTCTTATAGCTTTCTCTCCAAACTACTACGTTTGCTGATTGATCTACAATGAACCACCCGATAACGTCTCTGCCAAGCTTATGCTCTATAAGACTTCCAGCAGCAGGTACAGTAATGTCTTTAAGAACTATACCATCCAATAGAGGATTTCTAAGGAGTGGAATGTAGATGTCACTGATGTTATCTTGAACAGTGTTAAGATCAGCGTTACTTGATATGAACTTCTTAAAGTACTTAAGCATTAGTAGTCACCAAACAGACCGTCTCCACGATACACGTCTGTAATAGACTCTGGCTCACCAGCATCTCTGTTGTTGGCCATAGCTTCTATACGTGAGATAAGTGCTTGTTTTTGCACTAGGAGTACACTTACATCTGACTCTTCTTTCTGCATACACTTAATAGCTGCATCAACGATGACATACTCTTCCCATCCTTGGATAGTATCGAGTTCATCTGTTAGGTCGACTAGCTTATCGAATTGAGGTATGTACCATAGTCTATAGTCACCTGTAGCAGTGTCAGTTGGAGTTATGACTAGCTCTTTGCCAATAATACGGTACTGGACATCTGGTCTACGTGATAATGCTCTAGATAATGAGTTATTCTGACGATTGCGCTCTTGGAAGTTAAACTTGCTCAAAGAAGCAAAGTCACCACCGCCAAAGTCTTTATCTACACCACGAAGCTTATAGAAGTCAGCTGGTAATGTATAGGTCGTACCTGAAGCGATGTTAAAGGCCAAAGGTAGTTGTGTATAGTAGTCCTCGAACCGTGAGACTAGGATGTCATATAGTTCTGAGGCAGAGTTGTTTATATAGTTAGTGATCTCAGGGTCAGTGACGAAGCCAGAATTTTCCATATCTGATCTGCGACGTACTTCCTGAATAAGGTCTTGTAAGTTCAAGTTCGCTCCAAATTAAAAAGGGAGAGGTTTTGCCTCTCCCTATTGTGCAGGTGTACACATATTTTCAAGGTGTAGATCTGTGAGTTAATCTTCTTTTTCTTCTTTGATCATGTCGATCATGTTCTTAAACGCCTCTAGAAGCATCTTAGGATCCTTCTTTTCGAACGCTTTGATCATGTCTTCGGCACAAGATTCAGTAGCTACACTATCATCCTTCTCAATTTGAGGGACTGATTTGTCTTCTACTTCACCCATTTTTTGAACAAAGTCGGGCTTTTCATCATTATCTTCTTTCTTTTCAGAAAGCTTACCAATGATGATAGAAGCAATCTTCTTTTTAGGTGACATCATCATTTTGAACTTCCTTAATTAAGAAACAGAAGAGTTTCTAAGAACAAGCTTAATCATAACAACAGCGCCAGATTGAGCATTACCAGCAACGCCAGTATCTTCTACGAACTGAACAACAATTGTCTTGTTATCAGCAGAAGTAGATAAAACTTGCATAGAGGCAATGTCATTAATGTCAGCGTCGATGATCGTGTGACCAGCTTCAAGGAGTTTGTTGTATTTGTTCTGAAGAACAATAGTGTATTGTCCAGCAGCCGTTTCTTTAGTTACAGACGTGATGCCTTGACCAGTAGCAGATGTAACTGCACCAGAAGCACCTACAGTAAGCTCAGCGAAGAGTGTTACCATGTCTTGTTCGAAAGAGAATTGACGGTTTTTAAAGAGTCTGTTAGCCATTGGGTAATCCTTTGTACGTTAGTACGGGTATGGTTACTTGCTTCTGATCCCCACCAGAAAGACAAGAAGGGCAACCGAAGTTGCCCTTAGTGTTAGATTAGAGAGAAACTACGCCGTTGTAACCAGGAGCTTTACAAGCTAAGTTACCGTAGAAGCCGTAACGAACTTCAACACCATCAGCCGAAGCTTGACGAAGCATTTGAAGACCATCTGTATCGATTACACGAACAGCTTTACCTAGAGACATAAGTTTCCAAGTATCAAGTTGAAGCATATAAGCAAGGTTAGATGGGCAGTTTTGGTCAGGGATAACTTTGATCGGACCACGTGGGCCGTTGATCATGATACCGCGGAAACCAATGTCTGCAGTTACTTTAAGGTCAATATATTGAACTTTAGAACCTAAGCTCTTTTCAAGTTCAGCATATTTAGAGTAGTCCATGAAGCAATGATCTGGACGTCCACCTTCGCGAGCAATCTTAGACGCTAGGTCAATAAGAGCCTCTTCGATAGGTTGAGCAGAACCATCGTGACGGATACCAGCAAGACGAGTAACGTCTTTAGTTCTGTCTACGTTGAAGAATAGAGCAGAAGTTGGTGAAGTTTCAGGGATCCAAGCTGAGAATCCAGATACTTTCAGACGAGCTGGAGTAGCTGAGTTTTCTCTATCACCTTTGATGAACACGCTGTCGCCTTGAGCGATAGAAGCGATGTCAGAAAGGTTAGCTGAAAGAGTAACAGTTCCTGCAGAACGATCTACAGCAACTACTTCTAGAGAATCACCAGAGTCACGAAGAACGTGTCCACCAGCAGATTGAGAGAAGACCAATACTTGGCCAACTTCGAAGTTAGTTACATCTGATGATTGACCAAGAGTCATAACAGCAGTTGCGAAAGAAGCATTACCAACAGCACCGATAACACCAAAACCTTCACGGTAAGAAGCGATAGCTAGTGAACGAGTTAAGCTATTGATAGCTCCATCGATTTCAGTAGTAGCAGCTTCCATGAATGCGTTTGCGTCGCCTTTAGAGGCTTCAAGTGTTTCGTTGTCGATAGTTGCGATTGAGTAATCTTTAACACGTCTGATTACGAAATCTTCAAGTTTAGAACTAGTTACTGCACCACGAGACTGAGCTTGTGAGAAAGTAGCTGAACGACCTTGAGGGTTACCGTAGATCAAAGGTACTGGAGCAGATTTACCACCGAAAGACTCATACTTAGGAAGTAGAGCTAGAGCTGGATTATCTTTGTATACCATGTTTTCCACAGCCATGTCTGTGTAGTGCTCTTTAAGAGCGGAGTCGAATGAGGTTAAGTCTAATGACATAAATTTCCTTTAAATTGTTTTATTAAGAAATGGGACAATTATTTGTTCCACTTCAGTCTTTTAGCAGCCATAGCTAGAGATTGTTCTCTTGACTGAGGCTTTTCCTGAACTACGCTAGCAGTTGTACTTGCTACATCGTTAGTCAGAGTTGGTGCAACTACTTTCTTTTGTTGCGGGTTTCCTGTCTCTTTATTCACTACCTGGACCTGAGAAGGGTCTTTTAAACCGGTAAGTGAAGCTTGCAATTTCTTAGCCTTGGACCAGATTTTCGTAGCCTCAGATTGTAAGTGCTCTTCTACAAGGTTTGCCGCATCCTTGATAGATAGGATTTCTCCGTTCTGATTATAGTACTCTTCGATCACTTCAAAAATCGTGTCACTAGCTTCCTGAGCGGCGATTAACTCGTAGTCCTCAGATCTTTCTTCTAAAAAGCTATTGATACTATTCTTAAATGTAGAAATAGTCTCCTCTATGTGCTGTTGTACACGTTTTTCTTCTTGCTGTTCTTTTAAGGTTAACTCGTTTTGCTTGTCTTGTTCCATCTTAAGGAGCTTAGCTTCAAGCTTCTTATACATACCTTCTGGTGTAGAAGCTTCTTGTTCAGCTTCAAAGCCCTGAAGACTATGGTTGACGATGTCTTCTACGGTTAGGCCATACTCGGCCAACACGTCGGACACACGCTCTTTAGCTCCAGCTTTAAGATTAGAGTAGCGCTCAAGTTCAGACGATCGTTCCTTGATCTCTCTCTCTTTAGCTAGAATCTCGCGTTCCTTGCGGGTTAGTGATGCAAATTTAGATCCCCATAGCTCTTCACGCTTATCGACTACCGGTGCTTCTGCTGCTGGAGTGACTTGTTCTGCGGGTTGTTCTTGTGATTGGTTTAGTTCTTCTGACATGTGTTTAACTCCTAAAGTGTTCTTATAGGATCCTTGGTAATTTAAAGAGAAAGGACTCCGAGGAGTCCTTGTTGTTATACTATTATTGCTGAGGCATCTGTGGTGGAAGTAGATCTGTAACTGGAGGAGCTTCTGGAACAGCTAATGGAGCAGCACCCATTCCCATAGCTTGGGTAGGATCTGGAGCGTTAGCATCTTCGATCAATCCTTGAGTATCTTCTATGAAGTCACGTAGGAGTTGCAGTTTATCTTCTGGAGCACTGTTGACCTTAGACTTGAGGTAGTAAGATTGAGCAAGCTTAAGTGTAAGCTGCAAATTCATGAATGGCTCTGGAGCTATGTATTCTCCTGTCTCCATGATCTTAGATAGGACCATCATAGCATCGTTGCGAGCAGCTAGTTCTAGGTTCATTACAGAGTCTAGATCTGGGTAGTCTAATAGTGCTAGACCATCTTCTTTAGAGATAAAGCCTGACTGGATGAGCTCTTGGACCTTCTGTAGACGACCTTGAGGGGAAGTAGGAAGCATAGATACTGGAAATACTCTCATCATGAACTTATCATCTTCCATGTCTACATCTGACCATTTGATAGTCTCGATGAACTTAGATCCCTTAACCTTAACTGATAGATCTGGGTTAGATTCATATAGGTCTCTAGACAGATCGACTAAGATTTTAGCTAGGTCTAGGAACATCTTCTCATATCTCATGGCAGTGAGCATGAAACGTTCTGTCTCGATGTCTTGGTATTCTCTTAGAGCAACACCAGAGTCAAGTCCTGAAGGTTTCTTAGAGGTAGCTGCAAGCATACTTATTCCAGTAATCTGGTAAGCTTTGTTGTAAAGGTTCTCTAAATGTGTATAGACTTCAGCTGGGATAGCTGTCGATGGTTGAATTACAGGAGCAGTTCCTACGTATTTGATGATAGAACCGATCTCATTGTTGATATGAGCTGAAACTACCTTAGATCCTGCTTCAATGTATACTCTTGGAACAGCAGCTAGATGTTGGGCTTTCTGGATAGTTATAAGGAGCTTGTTGATCTCAATCTGGATACCAATGAGTTCCTCTGCAAGTCCTGTACCGAATAGGCCTAGGAGTTTGTCTGTCCATGTAAAGCGTACGAACGGGAAGAAGTCTTTAGCGTAGTTCTCTACGAAAAGAGTAGCATTCTCGATAGTAATACAGTGTTTACCATCTGTGCTCTTTTCTCCTGACTTTAAGTGCCATGATTCAGTTACTCTCACCATATCAAGTGAAGAACGAGTATCACCTTCAATACCACCACGGGCATTATTAATCTGGTCAATGAACTCTGGGAACATATCTGCAAGGACTTCTCTGTTGATAAAACGGATTTGGTGCATCTGTCTAGGCTTCCCATAGATGGACTCACTGTCATCGACCTTGATCTCAGATGGGATTACGCGCTCAAGCTTGACCTTAGAACCATCTTGGTGGATCTTAATGAAGCCAGTACCGAATACACAAGCGTCTACGAAGATCTTAGCTCCTAAGGTATAGGCATCTTGGTCATCAAAAACACCCTCAATGAACTTAGTTAGCTTCTGACCTTTAATCTGGTCCTGGAACTCTCCATCTGACGTTAAGAATAGCGGCTTAGGCTTCATCTTAGCGATTTTAGACGATGCTGTATCTACACAACTCTTGATAACGTTTAGTGTTAATCGGTTAGAATTGGTTAAGCTTTCGTTAGACGATCTAGAGTATAGACCTGCAGTAAAGCCTAGGAGTTCTTTGTTAGAGTAGAGTCTTGCGAACTTTAAGTACTCAGTCTTGCGATAAGTCTGGTCTTCTTCAATTTTGTTTAAAATTGGAGTAATATGGTCGTGTAAAGATGTTTCTGGTTCTTTCCACCACATGTTGTTGACTTTAACTTTAGAGTCAGCTTGAGAAGTGTGATGAATCGTTTGTACTGGTTTTTGGGCTTCAGCCATGGTTTGTTCCTAAGTTTGTTTTCTTGTTATGGATGCACTACACTCTTTATTCATCTGATGAGTGAAACAGTAAGTCGTCTTCTGATGTGAATTCGTCTTCTAGTTTAACTTGGTCAGATGCACCATCTCTTAGGGGATCATAAGTATGTTCATGCTTAGAGATCTGGATCTTTGTTCCGTTATGCTCTAAACTATCTACCTTATGTTTCTTAGCTAGATTTATTAATTGCTCAATAAATTCTAGAGCGTCTTTTTCGTTATTGCTCATATAATGCGTCCTTGTACACGTTTAGAAGTCGTTAAGTATAGATAGCTTCATTCCATGCTCATCTATGTAGACAGATACTGGACCATATTTCTCAATGATCTTATCCATGTCTTTTAGATAGGTTACGGATAGAGTCTTCTCTAATGGGTAGAGTTCTTTAAGGTGGTCTTCTACCTTATCTAGTTCATTGTTTAACGCTTGCCAACCAGGTTCATCTGTAGGCCTTCCGTTGACTGTAAGGTCATCAAAAGCTTTAGAGAAGTGCTCTCCGAAGAGTGCTACATGATCTGGGTCTACTGGCTTACCATTAAGTCTAGTGATTGAAATCTTCATTATTTAGCCTTAGAGAAGCGGAATAGTGGCCAGAAGATGTCTACCTTAAAGAAGTAAAAGTTAAGGGTCTTCTTAGGTAGGAGCAAGATCTTAAGGAGTTTGTTCTCTTCTGAGAGTTTGTAGTTCTTTTCTTTATAATGGGCCTTTAAGACGCCATGAGCAACGGAGAGCTCATCTAGTTCTTGAGTTAAAGAAGCAACTTTGCCACGTGCCTCTGCAAGCTTAGCTGGGAATAGTGATTCATCCATGTTATATATCCTTTAGGTGTGAGTAGTAGAGTTTGCCATCAATAATAGATTCTTTGATACCTAGAGAAGATAAGACTTCTTTTAGTAAGTATATGTTATCATTAGCAGTTGATAAATTTAGTGATGATAGGATGTGCTTATGGACTATACCTCTAGGCAACCTATCTTTCTTGCTCTCAGTAATAGAGAAGGAGGACTTGATTAAGCCCTCCATCTTTTGTTTTAGATCTTGTCTTCGTGTAAGCTCTTGTAGGATCCGCTTAAGCTGTTGTTCCATTTTCGTCGTCATTTAGATCCTTGGTAAATAAATCATCAGTTATCTCAGGAACAAGTGTGATGAGCTTATCTTTTACCGACATAATGTCTCTACGCCTAGCATTGTGGAATAAGTTCTTAGCTTTCTTTGCTTCTTTTGTAGGAAAAGAATGAAGATGGTCTTCGTTTTTAGGGAACTTATCTCCGTAGTACTCATCTGAAAACTGACCAAGCCACTCTTTAGCTTCTAGTGGGAGCCTATCAAGGTAGTCATAGTCTACGTAATGACTTACATTAGGCTTATGATGGATTGAATAGCATCCTGCTGTAAAGTTTCGCTTCTTCATTACTTAGTCCCTAATAGTTCGACTTCACGGTCTGAGTCTTTGTCTATTTTACTACCTACGATGATAAGCTGTCCTTCATTAAGCATACGTTTAACTTGGCCACAGATGGTAGATAGACGGATACCTGTGTGTTCAGCCAGTTCTGTCCTAGAAAGCTCACCTCGTGCAGATATGGCCTTCTGGATAGCAAGTCCTACACTTGATGCACCTTTCTTAGATTTCTCATAAGACTTAGACTTAGTACGGAATGTAGGCGAAGGTTGTAGAAGTTCTTCAATAGCAGCATCTGCTTCTTGCATTACGATCTTATAGAGAATCGATTTAGCTACTTCATAAGCTCGGTCAGTAACCATCCCATGATCAGTTTCCTTATCATTGATGACACGTTCCATGTGCTTCTTTGCCATTAGCCAGTAAAGTACATGACCTGGGTGTAGTTCTGTAGCTTGCAGTTTGTCTAGGAATACTTGTTCTAGGTTTGTTAGTGTGATTTTCATTGTTACTCTTCCTCTTTAATCATTAACATAATAAGTTGGGTTAAAATCTCTTGTCTCTCTAAGTATGCATCCAACTTAAGATGCATAATTTCTAGGTCTTTCTTCAGTTCTCTAATCTCTCTTTGCTTCTCACTCATATTTTCTCCTTTGTGTGATCGCTTATATAACTATCTTATCATCACGTAGGGCTTAGATTTGAGCTATTTTTGGTAATAAACGGAGTTATTTGTGTTTTTGGAACAAAAACAACTACTTACGCTTATTTTTTTCTTTAAAAGATAATTGAGCATGAAGCAGTGCTGTGAAATAGAGGAAGTGGTCTGGAGGGTTTTGCATGATCTCTAGGCGAACTATAGTTTTGATTAAAGCTAGATAGAGGTTGAATTCTTTAAGGTCTTTCATTAGATTACCACGAATGGTTCGCCTGGTTTAAGAGGGTATGTGTGAAGTAACGCCATGATAATCTTACTGTTTTCTTTAGGAGGAACAAGGTTAAGTCTCATTAAGGTCATGAGTAGTTTCATTGATCTTCTGTTTTCGATACTAATTCTCATATTTATCCATATACTCTT